TCGTTTTGCTCACGTAGAAGGGCATTATCAGATTTGAGTTGCGCCACCTGGTCTTTGTAACCAGTAATCAGCTCACCTGAAGCGCGGTTGCCTGTCACGACGTTAGCCAGGTGAGAAACCACCGGCCTCCAGAACAATGCGACGGCACCACCTCCAAAGACGATGGCGGCAAGACTCGAAATTAAACTTTCATTCATGCCGCACCTCGCGGTGACGACTGGTAGGTATGTGTCATAGCCGTCTCCGGCATTGCCCGGAGGTATCCGGCCGTTTGCTGTGAAAAGTCGCCTGCTGCCACATAGGGGGAAATCCATGAGGTCGCTTTGATTGGCAGAGGCGAAAACGAGAAAAGCCCGCTCTGTGGCGACCCCTTTTAATTTGAGTTTGAAACAATGATTTGTCAGGCGGTTAACGCCCGCCCACTACGGCTGTGTTCAACACAACGGAAAGAGCATTGCGACGGAATCGAACCGCATCTGCATAAGCCGCATTTCCCAGATATGCTACTTACATTGCTCTTACCTGTTGTGCAGAAATGCAAAAAACCCTCGCAGATGGTGAGTCCGGAGGGCTTTCTAATTATCACAGAGTGATGGAATGCTCAGTACGCTTTACTTCCCGAGCGTATAACGAATATGCCAGGTGGCATGCCTTTTGTCTTTAGCTATTCGTGCCATCCATTCTATTTAAGCGGCAATTTTAAGAATCTCCTTCTCCATTTCTCGTTTAATTGCGTAAAACATTTCTCCTTCGAGAATATCCAGCGCCCATTCCATTCTGTTGCGGGCTTCTTTTGTGCTGATGCCGGTGAAATAAATCAGCGAGGCACCGATGTTTTGCACGCTCTTGCGTTTGCAATATCGTAATCTGGCTACGTTCTTAATCGGGTTGTCCTTACCGAATGTTTTAACCATGACCGACTCAACGAAAGCAGCATCATCTGATTCTTTGGCGAGAGCGATGATGTTTGCTGTTGAAGTTTGTGGCATCAGCAGGTCACGAGCTTTACGGAATAAATCCTCACCGCGCAAGCCTTCACAGTGAAGCTCTGACACGATTTTCTCTATCTGCTTCCCCTTTTGTTCGCTCCATTCGCAGCGCATCATCAGACGTCCGATAACGTTCACTTCACCGCGGTCATAATCATCACCACCCAAGTGATCGCCCCAGACAGTGAGCAGGTGTCGGATCCAAGCCTGCTGTGATTTATTGATAGTCTTCCACCCAGTTCCAAATAGCCGGCGCATGTCTGCAGAACTGCGAACACCTGCCAGCCTGACGATTTGCTGAAAGTCTCGCTCAATGCGCATGCTTAGCTCCCATTATTTTTGCCGTGTTACGCAATATGCGGTAGTTGATCTCGAACATACGGCGGGCTCGGTAAAGACGTAGGCGCAGCCATTTCTCTTTGAGGTATTCAGTCATGCTCTTGCTCCAGCTCTGTGATAACCACTTCCAGCCTGCCGCCCTTAACCACTTCACAGCGAACCATACGCACGTCATCAATCAGGCTGTCGTCAGCTATGACGCCTGCGTGGGTGAGCGAGTCGAGTGGGGCTTTGAATAGGTTGTCGAGGTCACGCCTAGCGCGTGTAGGTGGATATGCGAGGATTTTTACTTTGAGCCTGACGGCCAGTTGGTATTGCTGATTTGCTTCGGTGATTTGCTGGGTTACTGCTGCGGTGTATTCCCTTCCCTTTTTACTTTTTATCTTCCTGCCGCGGAACACTGAGAAGAGGTGATTGTTCCCGGGAGGCCAGGGTAGCGTTATGCGATATTCATTCACCGTTTCACCTTACCCTCTCTCAGCAATGCATCCTGTGTCCGGATAACTCCCTCAAGGTGAGCTATACGCGCCTCAGTCACATCACAGCGACGTGTGCGCCTGTCTATCTCGTCATGGCACCCTGAGCAGGCCCATGCGCCGAAAAGGTCATCTGGCTTCATTCCTGCGCCGCATATTCCTACCATCCGATAGTGCGCGAGTACGACTGTTTCAGGATTACCGTTGCAAATGCCCGGCAGCCTGACCTGGCATTCCCTGCCCCGCGCCTCTTTGCGTAAGTTAGCCATCGCTATCCTCCATTGCTCCGTTAGGATCGCACTCTATGAGGAACTCATCGAGGCAGCTGGCGCAGCAGTAAACCTCATCAGGTTTGAGTGGTTCGCCGCAGTTTTCACACATAGTCAGCTCCATATTCTGTTCTGAAATTGTTTGCTGGGCCGGGGCTCATGCCTGCTCTCTGGTAGCAGCGCTGATACCGTCCAGAACTTAGGGTCGAATGCCAGTGTCTTTTTTGCTGTGACCTGCCGGGCGGCATATTGGGACAGCAGGCTGTCTGCCGTGATGGAGTCCATGGGCTCCGGATGAGTAAACCAGGTAGTTTTCATCGCGCCCTCGTCACCAGGTATCGGCATGTTCCGGTAGACAGCCCGGTTCTTGCGCTGATGATTGACCATGTCAGCCCCTGGCTGCGGAGATATGCAATGCGGTTACAGAATTCCTGTGAGTGAGAAAAGTGTCTGCCATGTTTCATGATTGACTCCCGAATCGGTTAGCCCATTCAGCCGCACGCGCTGACTCGTCACTAAATCTGACGTTCTGCTCTGCGCCGAATGCATGGATGATCGTTATGAGGTCACGCATCTCGCTTACGCGCATTTTGCTGGTCGACTTACCCAGCACTACAAAGCCACCGTTGATACCCGGCACCGTGTCCTGCTGATGCTGCGCGGCGCTGAAAATATTTTTCCAGCTCTCTGAGTCCAGTTTCCGTCCGTACCACACCACCTGTGTCGAGACGTCATGCAGGCATGCCCAAAGCATCCTGTTTTGCGCCAGGCTGCGGGTATCTTCCTGAATGGTTACTTGCAGAGGTTTGTCGGTATCGGTGGGGAGTTGCTGGATGGCGCTGATGCAGTTCTGTCTGACGTTGTTGTTACGAAGCAGGTAGGTCTGTTTCTCCATCGCTCTTGTCTCGCTTCAGGGCGTCGCTCAGCACCTTGCGCATCACACTCGGCAGGGAGGTGTAATCGTGGAACTTGCGAGCATAGTGGGTGACTTCAGTTATCAGCGCTTCAAGTTCATCGTCAGGGATGACGTGCTCAGAACGCTTTAGGGGGATTACGTTGCTCATACTTCCTCCTGCTTGCTGCGCTGGTTCCAGTCTTCAATAATCCAGCCCTTTCCCTGCTCATGCCCCGCATACATAGGCTCGAATTCATCAAGGATGCAGTGTCCGTTGTGTTCACATTTAACTCGATGCCAGTCCCTGTTGCTTTCTAGCCAGGCCGCACCACCGCAAAACGGGCACGGTTTCAGTTCTTCACTCATCCTTCCCTCCCATCATTCTCAATCACCCGATAGGCGATGATGTCGCCTGCTACACCCAGACCCAGCGTTTGCCAGCGAAGATACTGAGGCTCTGCAACGACCGGCGCATACCCGTCCAAGAACTTCACTTGCACCCGAGTGTTATCAGGCACTGGACACTCTCCCCCGCCCCACTCAATCCACCCATCACCTTCCTTCTCCTGCTGCTCCAGTACAGGGAGTGCAATCTCCAGGGCTTGGAGCATGTAGTCATCGCGGATGCTCGGCCCTGCATAGGCCGCATTCTCTTTCAGACCAGCGATAATCTGCTTTGCCTTCGCAACAGTTAGCTTGTTCATGATGCAGCCCTCGCTGAATTCAATACCCCACGCAGCATGGCTACTTTCTCAGCCAGATAGCCACGCTGGGTGTCAGTCATAGGTGTCAATTCAGGTGGCAGGCAATCACTGCGCTCTGCGCCAACGCGTTCAGCCAGCATCGTGATAAAGCGATCAGCCACCTGACGCGATACCCAGTTTTTCTCCAGCAAGTGAGATGCCCATGACCTGATTTCTTCGGGCGAATTACAGTTTGAAAGCAGCACTTCAAAATCAGCCATCGGGTTGTTTGGATGGCAAACTTTCACGTATCGACCTTTGATAATTACTGACATCAGAAACCCCCTTTTCCTTTGCCTCTATTCGGCGCCTGACGCGAATCGCGTTCTGCCCGTGCCGCGTGTTGATCCATGTCGTAGATAGCGCCGTCTTTCTGCAGGCAGAACACGGTGCCGGTGTTGCCGTGGCGGTTGAGTCGAAGAATCAGCTCTGTTTCGCCGGGCGGCACGTTTTCCTCGTAGGCCCCCTCGCGGTAAATACCTACCCAGTAATCACAATCCTGCTCAATCTGCCCTGTGTCGCGTGAGTCACTCGGTAACGGTCGCTTGTTTGGGCGCTTCTCCAGCTCACGGTTAAGCTGCGTCAGGAGTACCACGACGCAATCCAGCTCTTTGGCGAGGTTCTTCAGACCTTTGGTGATGAGTCCGTATGCGAGGTCGTTGCGATCTGCTTTCTCGGCTGTCATCAGGGTGAGATAGTCGACCAGCACCATTCCAACACTGCCCTTCTGACGCTTAACCTTGCG